TGTCAAGGAGGCTGAGAGCGTCTCCTTTTCTGAGATTCTCGGGGGTCTTAGGAACCTCGGGAAACCTGTAGTACCAGTTGAAACCTCCGCTCTCGCCGACTGTCTCGAGCGTGGACTGAGTAGAAGATTGCGTAGACGTGCACTTCTCCCTCCTTCTGTGAAAGATGCAGAGCTCTCTGCTACCTACGCAACTGGTAGGCTCTTGAGAAACTCTGTTGGAAAGAGGGTGGTGCACGTGGCGTCCGTAATCTCCGAACTCGGGATGAAGGCAAGGATAATTACCGTTCCACCGGCAGGCTTGTTCGCCAAAGGGGACCTGGTTAGACAGATCCTTTGGCCCGCGATACTCGCCAAGGTTCCTCAGATCCTTCCGTACGCTCCGCATACGGAAGAGGATATCTTGGCTCGATTGTATCGGTCTGCTCATGATAGTAAGGTTTGGCTTTCGGCTGACCTTACTTGTGCAACAGATGGTTTCGGACATGATGCGATCACCGCCGTCATAGACGGTCTTCAAAGAGCAGGCCTTCCTGGGCTCTTTGTGTCGGAACTCCGTAGTTCGCTCGGAGTTGGTGATGATCTGCATTATGTCCGATACCGCTTGGTTGACATGAGTATCGAAGAACAAGCTTATTGCCGAAAACACTATGTCGTTGATGATGGGAAGGTGGATGTGCCTAAGGTTCGAGGTTCCCTTATGGGAACTCCTTGTTCGTTCTCGATCCTTAGCCTTCTCAATCATTGGATGAGTCACCGGCTTGGAGATGCTCGCATCATTTGTGGTGACGATCTTGCATCTGTAACTCATCCCGACAATGTGTCTTCCTATGCGCAAAGAGCGTGCGCCATAGGAAGCGGACTTCATGAGAGAAAGTCTTTCAGGTCCCGCATAGGCTTCGTGTTCTGCGAAGCCTACGCCCTTCTCAGCCAGGAGGGTGATGGGATGCGGTCTTTCAGGCCGCCTTCTCTCAAGGAGTTCGTCCGGAACGGTAATGGGGTCATGTCTCAACATTCTGTCGATCCTTCTTCGTTCAACCGACTTGCACGCTGTGCGCGTACCCTGTACTGCAAACAGCGAAAGGTTGCTACAAAGAAGCAGAGGCCGCCAGAACTGCCTGCCGCCCTTGGCGGACTTGGACACCCTTGCAAGGGGCGCCTTCGGGTGCCCAAGTGGTGTAAGCAGTCTCTTGCGGAGTTGTATCTCTGTGAGAATGTTGAGCATCAAGGAGCTCATGACCCAACGAAGTATATCCGAACCTTGCAGGTTCCTGCAATTCCCGTTCAACGCGGGAGTTACAACAAGTCTAAGAAGAGTGTCGAAGGATGGGTACAGCTGCACCATCCAATTGACGACGACACTCCTCGTTCGCTTGTCACCAATCAGGAGGTTAGCGCATACACCAGCACGTGCGCTAACTTGTCTTATCTTTCGATTGGTGGGAAATTCCGTAAGGTTCGGGCACACGAGATCAAAGTGAGTAAACAGCGTTGGCCCAAGCCTCAAGGCGGTTGCCTTGGTGGGGGCTTGTCCACTCAGACGAGAATCAACACAATTCTCGAGTGGGACAGGCGAGCTCGGTGTGAGTTCGGTCAACTGTTCTCTGTACCATTTTCGGAGCATATTCGGGGGAG